TTAATTTTTATCTTTATCTTGCTCGTCTTGCTGTTTTAACTGCTTGAAGAACTTCTTAATAAATAAAGGAAAGGGGAAATTCATTTCTCCCAAATTTTCAATTATACTTATTCCTTCATTCCCTATTACTGAAAATATTATTAATTCTTTAAAAGACAGAGGAACATTGAATAAGCTAATTGGGATATTTATAGGAGTCCCTTCTATTAATTTATCAAGTGAAGCACCTATTATAACAGCCAAAATACAAGAGGCTTTTTTTATAATCCCTCTAAAAGCTTTTTTAGATGATATTTCTTTCTTATAGATACTCTTTAAATATCCACTTATATAATCAACTATTATAAATGTCATCATTATTTCAAGTGATTTGCTCCAACCACCTAATAAATATAATATAAAGCCAATTGTACCTCTTATAAACCAGTGTTCAAATAACCCATTCATCTTCCCCATTTTAATCTCCTAAAGTTTTCCTAATTTTTTCTCCCATTCACTATAGTAACACTTAGCTTCTTCACTTTTGTCAATTATAGCTTTGTTTCTATAACCTTCATTTTGAATTTTCTTTTCCCAGAAAATATCACCAAACATTCTTACAGCCTCATACATCATTTTTCTAACTCTCCAAGAAACTCCGTTTTCTTTTAGTATAAATAGAAAGATTCTATCAGCTAGTTCTCTATTAATACCTGTTGAATTAAACTTTGAATACAGAAAGTCATGAATGACAGCCGCTTCTGTATTTTTTCCATATCTCTCAAAAAAAGGTCTCAATATAAGAGGTATACTAGCTCCATCTGTTCTAAATCCTGCTGGAATTACTATTGGAAAGTCTTTGATGTATTTAGTATAGTCCTCAAGGACTATACTAAATACATTATTAACTTTTTTTAATTTTAATTTATTCTTCATCATTCTCAGCTTCTTCAATATCTATTTTTCTTCCTGTGCCAAATGTATCAGAAAACTTTTGCAAGGCTTTTTCTATTGCTCTTTCTATTGTTTTTCTACTGAAAAATTTTCTTAATAAAATTCTAACTGGATATGGTAATTTATCAGTTCTATATTCAACAAATTTTAATGCTGCCTTAAGTTTCTTTTTATTCTCTCCATACTTAAAGCTTTCCTCTGAAGCAATAACAGCTGCATCAAATAAGTTTATATACTGTTTTCTGTTATAAATAATATATCCTAAAATTCCCCCTGCTAATACTATCCATAGCCATTGTTCTTGATTAAATCCTTTTAAATATGCAATTACTTGGTTTATCATTTCTAATCCTCCTATTTGTTATAAACTGTTTTATAAGGTATTTTCCCTGCTCCTCTGATTTGAAAATGTACAGCATCTACTTTTTTCCATTCTCCACCCCACTCAATATTATATTTCTCTATCAGTCCATGTTTTTTTGCAGTCTCATAGATATCTTTATAATAATGAAGATCTTTTGAACCAGCTTTGTACACTGTTTTTTCAAATTCTTTTATTACCTTTTTCCCATTTACTTCAATTTCTTTTTTTTCCTTTTCTTTTACTAAAACACCTATATCAACGGCATATCCAAGTCCATCAATCTTTTCTTGATGATTTGATTGAATCTTATAGCCATCACAATTTGTTCTCCATGCACCTGGGATAGTTCTTCCATACTGATATAATTTGTTCTGCTCTTCAGCTGTTCTCATACCACAGGTTACTTTAAAATCATGAGGACTTAATCCTATTAGCTCTTCTATAAAAGAGACTAGATTAGGATGTACTCCTTTCATCATATTTTTGCTCGCTTGTGATAAATTATACATTTCCACCACTCCTTTTATTCCCATTCGATAGATTCCAATTCTTTTAAAGATTTAGCTTCCATTGTTTTGGTTGCTACTACCGTATATTCCTCTTGTGCAGCTGTTCCACGTAGTATCCATAAAAGATAAATATGATTAATCTCTCCAAAAGTAAAGGAATCAACAGAATTGTCCCTCAACCTCCAATTTATTTTCAAATTTTGAATTACTTCTGATAATGTTACCTTATCTTTTATAATTGCTTTTATTTTCTCTTCAAAACCTTCTGGAACATCACCTTTTAAGAACTTAACAGCATCAATTATTGCTTTTGGATCATTACTTGTTGTAGCTATATCTATTGCTGATTTTACTCTTAAAAAGTTTTTTTCATCAGCTTCCCCCATTTGAAAAATTTTCCCATTATAATCAAAATCAGCATAGATCTTATTTAATAGAACTTGTCTAAATTTTCTTCTTGTAATATGTTTTAAACCTTCTAAATCTAATTCCCATTTATTTGTTTCTTTATTCCAGAAATGATATTCAGAAGGCTGTTGAACTTTTATAAGTTTCTTATTTTTTAAATATTCCCCATTTTCTAAGTTTGTTTCTAAGCCTCTTTCTATTTTTTCTTCTCTTGTCATCTCTATTAATTCATTATTCTTTATTATAGGATGTTGGAAAAAATGATCTGTTATATACATATCTTCAGTATATTCAGGGTAATAACTTCTAGGATCTTTTTTTACATCTTCTAAGCTATTTGAATAGACTGAGTACTTTAATTCCGTACCTTTATAAAAATTTATTATACTAGTCATTTATTTTATTACTCCTTTCTAAAATATTCCTAATTTTTTACGAAGCTGAATAATATTATTTCTTACTTCCATAGGATTAGTTTTTTGTAAATAGTGTTTACTTGTTACATTGCTACTTGTATGATTTGCATAGCTACTAGCAACACCTAACCCAGCTAGATTGTTTATAAGATTTATCGATGTTTTTCTTAAAGAGTGCGGGTATAAGTCTGGAATATCTAGAATTAAGCCCATTTTTTTTACTCTGTTTCTTATAGTCCCCTGACTCATCTTTCTATATTCATCTCCATATTTTGTTATAAACAGCCATTCACTATGTATTCCTGACTCTTCTCTGAATTTAATCCATTCTTTTAAAAGAATTTTACATTTCTCAAAGAAAAAGGCATTCACTATATAACCTTCTTTTTCTTTAACTCCTTCAAAGTATCCCTCTTCTAGTCTTAATTGCTCCAACTTTAAATTTTGAACCGCTGAAATTCTACAAGCACTGTCTAAAAATAATTCCCATAAAATCCTATCTTGAATATCATATTTTTTATTTTGAAATTTCATAAAAAGTCTAACAGTAAGAATTTGTTCAGTATTTAAAAAATAGTTCTTTCTAATCTTATCTTTTTCAGCAAATTTCAATCTGTCTAGTTTTTTATCAAACGGGTGAAACCTGCATTTATTTCTTCTAACACACCATAAATAAAAACTACTAACTGATGTTGTTTTATTCATTAGAGTCCTTTTACTATTTCCTAAACTCCTGCAATGGTTTCTGTACTCTTCCATAATTTGAGGCATTTCCATCAGTGTGTCTTTACTCAATAAATACCTATTTTTATAATTTTCTTGAAACCATATAAGGAACAACTTGAAATTACTGATGTAAGTAGAATAAGTTGTTTCCCATGTTTCGTAGTTACTGCTTTTGCAGCTATTCAAATACTGCTTATAAATCTCCACATTTTCCTTCTTTAACTTTTCCCATCCTTTTAGTTCCATACTTTGTACCTCCTTCAAATTTGTTAGGTACATTTTATATAAAAGTAAATAGATTGGAAAATCTCGACAGAAATCTTTTATACAAAATAGACAGATGGAGCCCAAAAGATGAAGATGAATTAATAAAAACTGGTATTTTCCAAATTAAAGGAGCTACATCTAAATTAAAACGAGGTTTTTGTGGCTCTCAATGCTTTGTATTAGTATTTAACACTTCTGTAAATGGAGATGATTATGTGACCCAAATAGCATTTTCTTACTATGATACTTTTTCTATTGCTATCAGAACAAGAAATGGAGGCACTAAACAATGGACACCTTGGAGATATTTAAGTGCTAATTAAACATAAAATACTGTATAGGCTACTTTTACAGTATTTGCTCTAGCTGCTTCTACACAATCTTTTACAAAACTAAAACCTGTGTTGTTAAAGCCAGTCAGGTATACATTTTCCAATGTTGTTGCAGTTCCTGTTTTGTATACATTTACACCAACTCCTAAAACTTGCTTATAATTTTTAGGAAATGTAAAGTTATATGCTCCAACATTTGTATAATCTCCAGTTATCCCTGTGTCAATTTTGATTAGATTTTCCAATCTCTTACGATTTTCCCATATTGATAGTTCTTCAAAGTTCCCATCTGGAACACTTACTCTTCTATTTTGAGCTTCTTTACAAATGTAGAATTTTTTGTTACCTGGAAAATAGTAAACATTCCCTTTTACTGCTTCTGATAATGGAAATTTCCCATCTTCTTTTCCAAGTGCAGAAACTACTCTATCATCAATTTCTTGAGCTGTCCCTATGTATCCGCCCTTTTGAGTATAATTAGCTTCTAAGAATTCTTTTGTGATGTATAGTTCTTTTCCAACTCCTTCCACTACAATAGATTGGGCATTAGATGCAATTAAGTTAAGTTTCAATTCTATCTTAAATGGTCCGTCAGTCTCAGGCGGTATCCAAGAAGTTTCATCTCCATCATTCATGTAATAGTACATTATTTCTTGCCCATTATCGTTAACAAACACACCTATCTCTCTTGGATAATACCCAGTTCTAAGGCTCACATTATCGATATTAGTTGTTAAAATAACTGTGTCATTTTCCTGGTTTAAAGTTAGTATACCTTTATCAACTTTTTGATTAATCAAATGTTCTAGCTCTGTAGGGTTGTCGTAGTTATCTAGTCTACCGTCACCTATTTTAATCTTAGCAAAGTTAATTGGCTTGTTCTCGGCTTGGATTTTAGCCAAATATTCTCTACCTTTTTTCGTTATTCCATTGAATTTCATTTGCTAATACCTCCTATTATTTGCTTGTATCCTTTGATATAAATAGCATTATTTACAGTAAAGTCTTTCTTTTTATTTTCCTTAGTTGCCAATAAAGTTACTTCTTTAAAGCCAGATATGTAGTATTTAGATGTGTTTACTTGCTTTAACTCTATATAGTCTAAATGACTTCTAACGTTCTTATTAGCTTCTATATTTTCCATTAATTCTCTATACTCTTCTGAATCTGTTATTTTCTTATCAGTATAGATTCTAAAAGTACCAGGTGTACCATTATAGTCAGTCCATTCTTTTACATCAAAGCCTTTGTACAATAGACCGCACACATCTTTTAATACCTTAGATGTTCCCATATTAATCTTAGAAAATATAGCCCTTTTAACTATTTTTTTCTTTTCTTCAAGAGTTGCATTTTTAGTGTATATAGAGTATTCCCATAATAGCATATTAATCTCTTGCTCATTCATTAAATCTATCATTTCTAGCTTTTTTAATTCGCTGTTTATGATAGAGTTTCTACCTCTCAAGACATAGTCTATAGACTCATATATCCATTTAGTCGTAGCATCATCTAAAGTAGATACTGCAGCAATGTCTGTTAATTTCAAGTCATCTATTAATATCATATGTCTTCAACTCCTAGATAATTGACTACTACACTAGCATTACACTTAGCAAACTGATGAGGTTCTAGCTTTTTGTAAGCTGGAGATGTTATAACAATTCTCTTTACTCCTGCAAGCTTTAATCTTTTGATTAACTCGTCGGGTATTATATCTCTACCTAACTTATTTTTTTGCCATTCTACATACTCATTTACGGCTGTTTGTACTTTAGCTTTTATAGAGTTAACATTAATTTCATCAGCTTTATTTATGTAATAATCAAATTCAACTTTGTAATCTACAACTTCAGGGCTTTTTATAGTAACCTTATCTGTCAAAGGTCTTATTTCATCAGAGTTTACAACTTTTAAAACTTGGTTTCTCAACTCTTCAGAAGGAACTCCATCTTTTGTAAGTACATAGATATCGACTTCACAAGGCTTTGGACTCTTAACAGTAACATCAACTATCTCTGGAGATGTCGATAAAGTCCAAAATACATAAGCTCCAACTGAACCCGCAACAGAAAAAGAGTCAGGGACAAGTCTTAATCTTTCTCTATACACTTCATCTTCTTCCAAGTCAGTACCGCCATTTGAAATTGTGATGTTTTCTACTTTAGAAAAGTAAGGATATAAGTCAACCATTGTATTGATGTGTCCTATAGGGATATTATTCCCTATTGTTCCTGGTGTTTTGCACGTAGCAATTCCATCTACATATAAGGTATTTTCTGCAATAGAATACTCTCCATTTGTTTCAAAATAAAGCTCATTATATCTGATTAAGCTTCCTTTTGGGATAACTATTTTCTTTTGTTTAGCAGATATGATATGGAATCTAAAAGTAGCTTTAGCATATTGCTCTTCTAGTCTTAATCCTCTATCTCCATATCTATCTCCCAGTAAATCTAATCTGTAATCTCTAGCATATTTTAAGTAATTTTGCTTTAGATTATCATTGTAGTTCTCTTCTCTCATAGCTATAAGATAGGCAACACTAGCAAAGATTAAGCCCTCGGGCGAGTGCTTAGAGATTTTTCTTCCGCTTAACTCTTCAAACTTTTCTTGCATTTGCTGTCTCAGTTCTTCAGCATTAGCATCAATAATTTCATAAGTATCTTCATTCATATAATCACCTCTATCTCTAGCATTATTTCTAAGTCATTATTTTCTAACTTTAAATCTAAATTTTTAAGCAGTGCCCTTGGTTCATACTTCTTTAAATTAGTCATTAGTAAGCCAATTAGCTTGTTCTTGATAACAGGAATGTTCTTATCTACCATATCACTATCTAAAGAAAATTCTCTCATCAGCGGTTGTTCTTCCTTTGTAACTCTTAGTATCATATGTACATTTCTTACCACATCTTCTATTTCATTTTGCGGGTTGTAATTTATATCATCTTTAGAATTTATCAAATATATCATAGCTTAAACACCTTCTTTTGTAGATTTTTTACAGTGTCCTCATACTCAACTCCAAGAAAAGTCTTAGCTGTTTGCCTATACTCTATCTTTTTTTGATACTGTAAAGGGTCATCTACATACTCCAGTAAAGTTATATCTAAGTTGATATAGTCAAACTCTCCTGTTGCAGCATTAAAATGTGATAGTGTTTCATCTATCCCAGTTATTAGAAATGGAAACTCTCCTATCACATGATATCCAAGTATTAGAGGAGCAAATTTCCCTAACTCCATGAAGTCTTTTAACATCTGTAGATGTAGACTTGGAGCTTTAGTAAGTCCTGCTATCAATTCTATAGACAAGCTAACTTCCATAAGTTCTCTACCTTGTTGTCTTACTTTACCAATCCCATAAATAGGCTCATGTTGAGTTATTTTAGCCTTTCTACTTCTTGATAATTCCTTCTTTAAAGAAAATACATTTAAGTCGCTAGCATAAAAAATTATGTCTCCTAAACTTCCTATCATGATGGACCTCCTGTCTTACTATTTCCAGGCTGTATTCCTGAGTGAGTATGCTCATTAAGATTAATATTTCCTAATTTAGCAGTACCTTTTGTATCAGTATTAGATTTAAAAGTAGTATCTCCATCAACTGTTAGTGTCTTTTTAAGCTCCACATCTGCTGTAATAACCACTTTTGTGATAGGCGATAATGTCAAAACTCCATCTTTGTAAGAATAGAATCCACCATCTGAGAATGTCCTTTTTACTTCTCCTTCTGAAATATCAGATGCTCTCATAGGACAACCTAAGATGTAACCTTGCTCCATCATATCTGGCAATGATAAGACTATAACCGTTTGACCCTTCTCAAGATGATAATTATCTGAATGTGATTCTGAGAATGGGACTAGTATGTTTAACCAATCTGAAATTTTGTTATCCCTATCAGGAAATATAACTCTTGCTTTGCCATTAGCTATGTCTATATCATTTACTTCCCCTTGCTTCAAGATATCCAGCATTCTTACCCACCACCTTTTTTATTTTTAATCTTATTTGCTTTTTTTGTTTCTCTTTCTTTTTTTCTTGTATTTGCAGTTTTAGCCTTTTCTTTCTCTGCCTTATCTCTTTTAGCTTTATCAATTGCTTTTGCTCTCTCTTCTGCATTTTGTCTAGCACCAACTTTAAAAGCTTCTATATCACAAGTGTAGTCTCCATCGATATTGTGTGTAACTTTATCAATTACATATCTTCCAGCAAATCTACCAAAGCTATCATCTAGTTCTACAATGCAACCAGCACAGTATTTAACATCTCCATCAACTGTTAAGCTTATAGAGTATTCTTGCTTTAAACTGTCCTTTAAAGTTTTCTCGGCCACTTTCTTAGCTTGCGATTTCCCTTTAGTTTTAATCTTTTTTGTCTTAGCTTTTTTAACTCTTTTTTTAGTTTTTGTTTTATCTGCTTTCTCTTTAAAAGCTATATATCCTCCATCATCAAGCATTTTTTACCTCATTTCTCTTCTCAAGTTCTTCTTTCGTAATTGTCTCAACAATGTGTTTCTTCTTATCTGCATCATAATAACTAACCTCGACTTTGTCGTAAACTCCTTGATTTTTCTTCTTTAGTGTAAAGCTTCTAATACGAAAATCTTTAATATTAAAGATATCAATATTATCGTTATCAACTAATGCATCATCATTAAAGATTATTAGCTTATCATCAGTAACTTTTAAACTTAGAGCTGTTTCAGATAGAATTCTTTTTAAAAATCCTAAGTCTGTTTCTCTATCTTGGTCTAGTCTATCAAAGAAAGCATTATCACAATGTAACTCATAATCTAGTTCATGCTTAGTTGCTATTTTAGATATTAGTTCTGATAGAGTTATTTTTTCCCATGCAACACTGTTAACCTGCTCTCTAATAGTTTGGTCAAGTGGCAATGCCAAGCATTTAAGAGAAAGTCTTTGATTATTAAAAGTAGGCTCATCAACGTAGAAAATTCCAAGGTCTAAGAACTTAGATATTCCATTTTCATTCTGCTGGATCCCTACTAAGAGTCTTGAATTCTCATCAGGATACCATTCATTAAGCCATCTATAATCTAAGTTTTCCAGGTCTAACTCTAAGTCATCTACAGCATTTTTTGAGTTATCTGTGTAAGTCATAGAAGAGATACTAGGCTGTATTTCTTCTGTAATATCTACTCCTTCATAGAAAACTAATATCTTTATATTTCTTGCTATCCCATTTCTATCAGCCTCCTTTTTGTAATAAAAAAAGAGCAGCTTTTACACTGCTCTATAGTTTAACTTTTTCTTCTTCTAAGCTTCTACTAAAATCAATATATCTACATCTTTTATCTTTTCCACGGTGGTAGTTTTGATGTTTCTACTGCACTTGCGATAGGTGTAATTTCAGGTACTATAATAGGTATATTAGAATCGAAAACAGCGATAGATAATAGATTAAGATTAGCTCTCATAAGTTGATGGAAATACTGTTCTGAGCCGTATAATTTATAACTTATCAAGTCCCAAGTATCTCCACTCACTGTTTTATAGACTTTTACTTTTTTCATACTATCGCCGTCCTTCTTTTCTTATTTTGCATTTCTTCAATTACTCTTTTAACTGCTCTAGCAATATCTGTATCACTTCCAGAACCACCGTTAATATTGATAGTTATAGTATCTCCACCAACCACAGTTTTTGAATCATTTGAAATACTTCTAATTCTATCTTTTAAAGATGATACTCTTGAAGACAAAGAGCTTCTAGTTTGTGAATTGTTAAGAATTCTAGCTCCACGAGGTAAATTAGCCATAGCAGGAGAATTTACTAAAAAAGAGCTATTATTCATTTCTACAAGTTCAGCACCTCTCTCAGCAAGAGTTGTAAGTCCGCCACCAAAGTAGTTAGTACCTGAGTAGTTTTGGGCTACTTCTCCATCTCCTTTAAACCAGTTAAAAGGATTTAATTTAGAACCAAAGTTTTTAAGGCTTTCCCATTTTTTATTTATCCAGTCAAAGAATCCACTAAAAGCTTCTTTAATCTTGTCTATGATAGCAGTAGCACTATTCTTTAGTCCATTCCATGCATTAGATCCTATTTCAAGTAAAGCATTGAATTTATCTTTTATCCATTGCCATGTATTAGTGAAAGCATTTTTTATAGCCTTCCATACAGCATTTACTCCATTTCTGAACCATTCACATTTTTGATATAATACTACAAAAATACCTATAAATGGTATAAATAGAGCCTTATACTCTTTAATCTTAGCCCATACTTTAGCTCCTAACTCCATTAATGCGTGAAATTTATTTTTTATCCAAGTCCAAGTAGCTTTAAACCCTTCTTTTATAGCTTTCCAAGCTTTATCTACTCCTTTTCTAAACCATTCACACTTCTTATAAAGTAGGACAAAAATAGCAATAACCGCTACAATAGCTGCAATTATAAGCCCGACTGGATTAGCTACAAAAGCAGCTTTTAATGCTAAACCAACCATTTTTATAATGCCTATGAATTTACCACCTATAAAAGTCCCTATTTTTACGAATGTTCCAAAAAGTTTACTAGCTAGTGGAAACATTTTCTTTAAAGCAAAGAATACTCCACCTTTACTCTTAAAAGCTCCAAACTTATATAACCAACCTACACCTTTTGCAAATGGCCCTAATAACAGTTTGTTAGCAACCCCCATTCCTAAATTCATTGCAGCGAATCCAGCAACTAATTTGACTATGAAAGCCACTAGCTTAGGATTTTCTTTTATAAAATTAGCTATCTTTCCAGCGAATTCTTTTAAAGTATTTAGAGTTTCTTTAAGCTCAGGAGCTATGCTCTTTCCAATGTCAGCAAGAGCATTAAAAGCATTGTTCCTAAATATCTTCAATTGATTAGTTAAAGTGTTTAATCTGTCTTCATACTCTCCATTAACCTTTTCATTTTCTGATACAGCTTGTTTCGCTTTATCTAATTTTTCCTTAACTCCATCTAAATTTTCCGATAACACTGATAATCCGTTGATTACAGATTTATCACTTCCAAAGATATCACTGATTAACGCTGACTTGTCTGCGACATTAGAGTTTTTAATTTTTTCTAGTACTTTTAAGATAGTTCCCTCAGCATTTTCTGCCATTTCTTTATTTATAGTTCTAGGGTCAAATCCCAATTGTTCTAAAGCAGCTGCTTTATTCTTAGTGTTAGCACCTTGAGAAAGTTCAGAATACAATTTACCTAATACAGTACTTGTCTGTTCTGCAGTCACTCCAGTAGATATAAGAGATGTAGCAAACGCCATATTAGATTCTTTAGATAAGTTTATAGATTTAGCAAATCCTCCAGTTCTTGCCGATACATCTGCTAGTTGTGCAGCTGTAACAGAGTAGTTATTAGACAGCATATTAAGAGTATCCATGTATGAGAAAAGCTCATCTTTAGATAAATTTAATTGCTCTTTTGTTTTGGCCAAGAATGTTCCTGCTTCATCTGTAGAAATATCAAATGCTACTTTCATTTTTCCAGCCATATCTGAATATGCTACTATATCTTCGCCTTTTATTCCAGATTGTGCTAAACTACCTGCTATTTCATTAATTTCTATTTGTGATAGAGGGCCATTTTTAGATAATTCAGCTAGGTCATCATAGTATTTTTCAGCTTCTTTACCTAGAATTTTTCTTAAATCTGCTTGAGACTCTTCTACGTCCATATAGAATTTAACTGGAATAGCTAATGCTGCTCCTGTTGCAGCACCTCTCCTAAGTTGCTCACTTCCTTTTTTAGAGAATTGGTCTCCCATATCAGATATAGCTTGTGCTTTACTTAGATCCTTTTTCAACTTCTCTTGCTTCTTTAGTTCTTCATTAACTTCTTTTAACTTTTTCTTATAACCTTCTAGCTTAATTCCTTCGTTTTCTAAAGCACTTCTTGCTGCTTCAAAGACATGTTTTTGTCTTTCTTTTTGCTTATTTAGTTTATCAACTTGCTTCTCTGCATTCTTAACTTGCTCTTTAAATTCTGCTGTAACATTATTAGATTTAGCGTATGCTTTTCTAAGCTGTTCTAAATTCTTAGCCGCTTTATTGTACTCAGAGTTAGCATTCTTATATGCTTCTGCAACTTTATCTAAATTCTCTAGTTTTTTTTGTGTTTTTACTAAATCTTCTGTAGAGTCTTTTACTTCATTTAAAGATTTAGCTGCTTTAGATAATATAGCCATTGTTTCGTTTGCTCCAGCAACTCCCATTTGCCAAATTAAGCTCATGTCCTTAGCCATCTACTCCACCTCCTTAATCATCATTGTTCTGTCTTTCTTCCTCTTCTTCTACAAACTTATTTGCTCTAGCTATCCAGTAGTCAAGTTCATATAAGCTACAATCCAACATAGAATCGTAGCTTACATTAACTTTAAAGTAATTAAGAACTCTTAAAAGCTCCGTTATCATATCCAGATAGATTAAGCACCAGTTTCCTCTGTTATTTCCTCTGTAGTATCCTTCTGAGCCTCTTTGTCTTCCCAACCTTGACTCAAAAAACGTTTTACCCCATTCACCACTTTCAAGTAGTCTATAGATATAAGATTAAGTAAGTCTCCATACTTAACTCCAACTGATTTAGCAGCTACAGTTATAGCCCAAGAGTCTTCTAGTTCTTTTACAGCTCCAGCTTCTTTATTTCTTGCTTTGAATTCTTTTTCACACAGCATAAAATCTTTTCCTGTCATTTCTTCAATATTTATGTCTAGTTCATTGAATTCTTTTCCACCAAAATTATATGTTTGTGATAACTTTACTTTCATTTAAGTCCTCCTTAATCTTAATTTAATCCTAAATATTTTCTAACCGCTTGATTAGCAAGCCCCTGAATTACATTTACATTGTTAAGTACATCTATTTCTACAACTGTTTTTCCGCCTATTTCTAATTTAAAATAAGTTACAGACAAGTCGATAGATGTTTCTAGTTTTCCGCTAGGCTTCATTTTTAGTCCGTCCATTTTCTTAATTAAGCCTTTGAAAGTTGCATCAATGCCATAAACATCTGCATTGTGTGTTTCTCTATTCATGGCTTGAGCTGCTCCTTTACATTCAACTAAAATAGATTTCCCATTATTAATTGCAAGTATCGACTCATCTACGCAGTCCATTTTAATTTTAGCTTCTAATTTCTTAAAGTGACCCATTAAAGGCACTTCTAATTCAGCAGTTAACCCCATTTGCTCAGATGTTACTGTGTCATACTCAATGTTAGGCAATTCCACTTCTGATATTCCAGCAAGGTCATTTGAACCATTGAAATATGTTTCAGCATCTATAAGAGCATTAGGTATTTGTTTTCTTCCCATTATTTCCCTCCTCATTAAGCTGTTAAGCTTTCAGCAAATTTTTGTAATGCATCAACATCATAAACTTTCTTGAATGTTATAGATTTTGCTCCTGGAATTATTCCAAGTTCTATAGTCCAAGTAATATCTCCATTTATGATATCTATTAAGCTATTATCAACTGAGTAAAAATTAACTTTAGCAGACAATAATTGATCTGCCGCAACAAGTGCATTTAATCTAATATTCATAGATTTCTTCATTGTTTCAGCCATTTTTAAACTGAACTTTTTATCCACATTATTAAAATATGATATAACTAGTTCATTTCCAATGTATTTAAACATTCTACGACCATAAATGTACTTGTCTTTTGGGTCTGTTGCTAAAGGATTCTTAGCTGTTTCAGATCCCCAACATCTCCAACCTTTAAAGTTTATAGCAGTAACAACACCGTTTTTATTTAAGAAATTGGCTTGTTGCTCCTTATCTAATCTAACTTCTTCATATTTTCCACTTGCATTTTTCCATACAAATGCGTCCATTTTATATGAATAATTAGATGGTCCCTGACTTGGAACACCATTGTTTTCTCCATCAACTTTCATAGATAAAGCTGCATAGTGTATAGATTGATAGTAAACTTCTCCAGCAAGTTTTATTTTTCCATATAACAATACTTGGTCATTGCTTAAAACATTGTTAGTTTCTTTCCATTCAACAAGCTCGTTATATTTTTTATCCACTGGAGCATTTATCAATGCTATAGCTTCAAACATTCCACCATTCAGTGTTTTAGCTTTAGTTTCCATGATAGCTGCAACATCACTTTCATGAGAAAAATCAGGAACATCTATAAAAGCAGGTAATTCACTATATTTCAAGAAAATTTCGTTTGCTAATTCTAGCCCTGTTCTTTTCATTGTTGTGCTATCAAATCCACCGATAGCTTCTGTTTTTGTAACTTTAGATAAGTCTACTTCTTCGTATTCTATATCTACATTATTTCCAGCTACAGTTGCATAAATTTCTAATCCTTCAGCTGTGTAAACGGTTCTTGCATCGGATATAACTTGCTTTCCTGTTGCATTTTTAACTACTACAGATTCTGGAATTACCTTATGACTTGGTATTAGCACTTTTCCTTTTTCAAGTGCATTATTAGCAAGTGTTTTCTTTTCTGATTTATGTGTAGTTAAATCTAAGATATTAACTATATAAAGTGGAGCAACAGCATACAGCTCAAAGAAAACTTTGATTGCTTGTGATATAGAGAAATCTAAATCATAAGTATCTCCAAAGTACTGGATAGCTTCTTGATATGTCCCTATTCTCACTACTTCATTGACTTTTCTGTTCTCAGCTTTAACTTTGTGAATTGGTGCTGTTCCAACTATAAAATGCCCATAATCTAAAACCACAGGTAATTGAAAGGCTGTAGCCCCTTCTTGTTGGTATGTACCATGTTTATAACCCATTTCTACCTCCTAAAATTTAATTTATAATAAAAAAGAGCAGCTTTTATACTGCTCTTAGTGATTATTAATTAGTTAATCCCATTTTGTTTAATTTCATTAATTTTTCTTCTATTTCTGCTTTTTCTTTTAACAAGTTTGCTTTTATTCTAGTTGCTTCAGCTATCAAATGGTCAAACTCATCATTTGATTTACCTTTATATTCAATCAAATTATTAGTTTTAAAATAATTATCTATGAAGTCTTTATATTTGTTATAAAGCCCATATCTTTTACATATTGATATAACATTTGGTTTGTATAAAAGACTTATAGCTGAAACAGATGAATAATTTTTATTAGAATTCTCTTCTTTATATGCTTTTAAATTATCAAATTTTAAGGTAAGTTTTTTTCTTTTTGCATACCAATGAAGATTAACATCAGGCACACCTATCATTTTTGATAATTGCTGAAGTTCTAGTACTGGCTGTCCTCTCCAAGTAGTAGGTTTAATTTCTGAAAAAGGTAATTTCTTCTGTTCCTTATTTTCCAGTCCTTGATTTTCTAACTTTTCTAAGACATGTATAACTGCCCTTCTGACAAACTTACTTTCTCTTACTAAAACTTGCCTTGCTTGAGATAAAGTTAGAATAAACATAGGGACTGTACGTCCTGATTTATCTTTGTATGAGCTGGGCAAAATTTTCTGCTCAGTGATTTCCTCAGAAAATTCATCTCTAATTATAGCCAATAAAGTTTTATGAAGAAGTTCTTTTTTAATTCCTTCTTCTTTTCTGAACTTATTTATTTCAGCCAGTAGTTCCAAACTTGTTATTTCATTTTTCGTAATCAATTTATTTTCCATTTTTATTCACCTTACCTCTTTTCTTTTGACATTTTATACCTTGACCAAATCCAAACATAAATGCTTTATGTATCATCTCAAAAATTCCTTTTGAATTATCACGAATATCATTTAATTGGTCAAATGACATATCATAATGAGTTGTTAAGTGTTTTCTACTTTCTTTGATTACCTTTTCCATATTTGCATACATAAAAAAATACCTCCATTTTAAATTTTTAGTTGCCAAAATAGAGGTATACAGTGTATAATATTTACATACCAATACTTTGGCGGTGAGTGATATTTCAAATCTTTCTCAGGGAGTGAATATCACTCTTTTATTTTTCTTTTATAGGCAACCTATTTATAGCCTCTCTAACTCCTTCAACCTTAGAAATATTATTTTCTTTACAATATTTTTCTAATATCTCATTAGTTGCTTTATTGACTCTTACTGTCAATTTTACATCTTTTGGGTCATTTGTAGGTCTACCCATTTTCTTTTTGTCATCCATATTTCACTCTCCTTTCTGACGACAAAAGTATTATATTATATCTGTCGTCAAAAGTCAAGAGAAATTTTTTAAATTTTTATTTCATCTACTATAGAATTAAAATATTGATAGTCCTTATTGATTTTTGGATATTCTTCTACAGGAATTAATAATCTTCCAAGTAGTGGGTATTTTTCAATAAGTTTCTCAATTTCTTCTCCAAAATATACAGTCCCTCTAACAAAGAGAAACTCAGGTAAATCTAGCTTTTTACCTACATAAATATATGTTTTCATACTATCCCCTTCCAAGTAGTTTTGCTATTTTTCTCTCAACTACTTCTGATGTGTCAGGTACTCCAAATACTCTAAATCTACAAACAGAGTAAAAATAAGGCTCTGCTTCTGCAGTAAAGTATTCTATAGAAAATGGAAAAGATTGATCCACTGCAAATTTTCCATCTACTGTACTTTCATTCAGAAACTCCTTTTTCAAGTAATCTCCGATAGATAAGTTATTCAGATAATCTTTTTCACTCTCCATTTTAGTACCTATCCACACTTCTAAATCCACAGGTACATCATAGTTATCTATCCCGTTTCTTGTCTGCTCAAACTTAGTAACCCTTAAAATAGCAAAAGGAAAGAGGTCTTTCTCACTCTTTCCTTCTTCTCTATCTTCATGATTAATTTCTGGTAACAATCCATGATATACTGTAAATTTCTTATCTTTCAATTTCTCTTTTAAGAAATCAAATACAAGTTGCTCAACTTCAATAATCATATCCCTATCACCCTGTTTATTTCATGCTCTAATCTCATTCTGAATTTTTCGTCAGCATAGCCTTGTAGATATTCTAAAATAGATAAATTACCAAGCATTTGAGGTGCTGAAACTGACATTAGCCTTTTAATAGTTTCTCTTTTTCTACCATTTTTTGTAATGAATTTACCTGTTCTTTCAAAAGCTCCTAGATGTCCACTCTTGTATGCTATAAAAGCGTTTGGTAAAGATTTATACCCACCTTTTTTAACAGCTGCTTGAACTATTTTTCCTTTTGTCCTAGTCTTAGGATTTAGCTTGAAATGGTCTAACCCTATAACTCTACCACTACTTATGATAGAACCAGTTAAATTACTTTTGTTAGTTTTAAATATATTAACACTACTAAGCAACTTACTTTTCTGAGCAAAATAAGACTCCGTTGTCTTCCTGATTTGCTCTGTTTTTACCATCTCAAGTGAACGATTAATAGCCCTTGAAATACACCCTGGTAGCTCACTCTCATACTTTTCAAGAGTATTGATAACTTCATTTATTCCAGTAGCTTCAACTTTAACTCCTATCATTTTTCATCATACCTCGTTAAGTCTATTTCCAATAAACCCATGTCTTCCTTAGTTTCTTCTACTAAATATCTAACACCATCTACTAAGATTTTTTCTCCAGAATGAGGTGGGTATTTAAAGAAGGACTTTTCTATAAAGAGTGTCATACCTTCGATGAATAGCCCGTCATTCTCTAAAGATTTAGTTCTATTTCTTTGCTTATTCTGAAATCTTTCTTCGTCGATAACACAGACAGTTTCTTTTTTTCCTATAGTATGTGTATCTCCAAACTCTTCTAAGTTTAGAAAAACATCTACTATATCGCTAGCTACTTCTTCTTTAAATCCCATAATTAAGCCTTTTTAGATTTTTTTGAATTTTTAGTAGTTTCTTCAACTTCTGTGTTTTCTTCAGTAGCTTCTTCAGTAGCTTCTTCAAGATTTTCAGTTTCTATTATCTCTTCATTTTCTACTACTTCTTCAGTCTCTACAAGTTCAAGGGATTTAACTCTCTCTATGATATCTGATTCTAAGATATCCACTACTTCACCAGGATTATAAACTATTCCGCAGTAAATCAGTGATTGTTTAACTTTTAATTTCATACAGTCCCTCCTTATTTAACTTTTAAAACTTTTATAGCGTCAATGTCGAATGGAACAGGTAAAGGTCTAGATTCTGTTCTTATCTCAAGAGTGTTAGCTTTAGTATCCACGTCTTCAAAAGGCACTCTTTCTGCGACAATTATCCCCTTTTCTATATCTGCAGCAGGACCATAGTGCAGAACATTGTTAGATGGTGCAAATAATACTCTTCCTTCTGGAATCATTTTCACTGTATCATATGTTTTTCCATCAGCTTTTAACACTGAATGTTGAGTTTGATATGAGTAAATTGGGATATTATATGGTGCTAATGCCCCTAGATATATTACTCCACTTGCCAATTCTTTTGGAGCTATTTGCCCAAAGTTAGCATTCTTAACATCTAGTAATTTGATTATTTTCTCATTTTGAGTAAACAGTCTTGCTGCAACTGGATCCATTACTATATGTTCAATTCTTTGCCCTGTAGTTTCACCTATTAAAGTGATTACAGATTCTATGTCTCCTGAAATATCTGCATTTGGCTGATTCCATAATATTGTAGGAGTAATTTCTTGAACAGTTCCATACTCTATTTTGTCTTCAATTCCTTCTCCTTTTACTACTATTGAACCTTTGAACAGCAAGTCAATACACATTAACTCTTCTCTTCTCGAGATTTGTTCTTCGAATTCTGCAAATGACTCACCTATTTTCTTAGCCTTTTTTTCCTCTGGTGACATTCCTCCGTAGATAGTTTCTCCAGCTGATTTAGTTAAGAAAAGTTCTTGTGCTGAGAAAGTTCTTTTTGGTGCTACTTTTGGAGCACTGTAGTATTTAGACGAATAACTTCTTTTCACTACTTCAGTTCCCGGTATTAATTCAGAAACGAAAGGAGCTACTAATTGTTTACCTTTTCTGTACTCGATTTCCCATTTTGATGTTTCATGAGGATCATGTTTTGCAAAAAACATATCTCTGATAAATGTCTTTGGTTTTATAACTGACTGGTCATATAGCCCTAAAAATTCTAATAATACTGCCATTAATATCTACCTCCTAATTCTTTTACTATTATTCCTTTATCTCTTGCTTTTTTGATAAAGTCTGATTTTACTGTTGCTGCTTTTAATTCAAGCCCTTCGAAAATAACTTCTCCAAACACTACAACCGTAGTTTTAGTCTTAGCTGTAGTTCCATCAGCTGTTTCTAAAACTATTCCAAATAAATCTGTTCCATCAGATAATTCTGCACTTGCATTTACTGCTTGCCCTCTCTTAACTGATTTCCCTTGTGGTACTTCTAATTCCATAACTTTGTGACCTGTACCACTTAATAACTGGTCAACTCCGTACTCATTACCTTTTTCTATAAAGCTCATTTTGTACCTCCTGTCTTTTTATTCATATACTTTAAAATATTACTTACTGGTATTCCTACAACACTTCCTGAACCTTCTTCAGCTCTTGGTGCTACGGGTACTGTTGTTGCTTGGCTCTCTTCTTGTATGTTTTTAAGAGTCTCTTTGTTTTTTTCTTTTTTGATATTTAATATTTTTAATGCTAAGTTTGCAGCATCAACTGGTTCTTTGAATTTAGCCATATTTACAACATCATCAAACCCTGCTATTTCAAGATTTTCAATTGCTTCAATTCTGTTTCTTTCTCCTTGAATTGCTGAATTAACTATGTTTTCATAAAGTTCTGGATAAGTTACTTTGAATTTCTCTACAGTCATTTCTTCTATATTTGTAACTGCATTTTGAGTTGCTCCAGGAGCAGGTTCAGTTACAGGTTCTGCAGGTTTAGATCCTGGGAAATTCTTAAATTTAGAAATATCAAAAGCTAAACTATTTACAATTAGTAAATTATTAACATTTTGTAAATTTTCCACTTCTCCAACTATCTCATCTACGAATCCATACTCTTTAGCTTCTTCAGCATTGAACCATTTTTCTTCGTCCATAAGTGCAGATAGTTCTTCTTTAGTCTTATCTTTAGCTTTAGCTAAGTAAGTTTCTAAGATACTATCTTTAACCTTATCTAAAAGAATTCCAGTTTTTTCCAGCTCTTGCTTATTTCCATAAGCCCATGTTAATGGGTTATGTATCATAAATATAGCATTTTTTGGCATTTTTACTACATCACAAGCACTAGTTATGATAGTTGCCGCACTTGCTGCAAGTCCATCAATAAATGCTGTAACTTTAGCTTTGTGGTTTTTTAAAGTATTTGCTATTGCCACCGCAGCAAACACACTTCCACCAGGTGAGTTAATATGTACATTTATATTTTCTACATCACCTAAGTTTCCAATTTCTTCTTTAATTGTTTTGTCACACACATCGTCCCAATACTCCTCTGAACCGATAGTTCCATACATTACGATATCAGCACTCTTTGCTTCTTCATTCTTCGTTATGTTCCAAAACTTCTTTGTCATTTTCGGCATTATTAATCATCACTCCTTTTTCTTCTAATAATTTGTTTTCCTTTGCTAAGATTCTTACATTTTGCTCAAAATCACCCCCGTTAAGCTCGACAGTTTCTTTTGTTCTAGTAGAGAATCCTTGTTGAACTCTTAAAGTACTTGCTTTGACTTCTTTAAGCGGATCGAGTTGTCCTTGACTCGGTCCATTCCATTGAGCTCCACTCCAAGCTTTTGTTAGCAATGGATCTTCTCCATAGTTCTTCATATCTACTCTACCTAGCAAATATGCTTCTCTTAACCATTCTTCATATACTACTTGTGTAAAATTGCTAGAGAACCAATCTCTTCTCTTTCTAAACATTTTCCAAGCTTCCAATAAAGCAGCTCTACTTGCGGAATAGCTAGCAGTAAAATGCTTAATTAGTAACTCATAAGGAACTTCTAAAGCAGCTCCTATTTGTCTTAGAATTGCTGTTACAAAAGGGTCGAACTGTGCATTTGGTCTGCCAGGATTAGTTTCTTTTGCTTTTTCACCTGGATTTAATCCTACAACTATTCCAGGGCTTAATTCAATGTTTTCATCTGTGTTTGTATCAATCTTTTCAGCTTCATCTAAGACTTCATGATCTGCAATATTAGCCCCTTGAGCATTGTCCTTATCGCTTTCAATAAATATCGCATACATTCCACTTACAACTGCTGCCATAAGTTCTGCGTCAGTATATCTATCCAGTTGCTTCAGTGCTTCAATTACTGGAGATAGAATAGGTATACCTCTGACTTGCTCAGGTCTTTCAGCTAGCATTATGTGTAATATATTCAGTTGTTCCTGCTTTCCATAAACTGAAATAAAGTCCGTTTCTACGTTTCCTGACACATCAAGTGGGTGTTTTCTTGCAACATAATATCCAGAGATTCTATTATTACTGTCGATTTTCACTCCATCAACAATGCTCTCATCGTTTTGCAACATAGAAGGTGTCATAACTCTATCAGGCTCAATTATTTGTAGCTTTAAGCTATAAGGATTCTTTGGTGTTACAAAATAGTTAAATTTTACAAAACATTCGCCGTTCAAGAGAATAGTTAAGAAGACTAGGTCTTGAACCTGGTCAAAATTCAAAACTCCCATCTGTTCAATCTTGTTATCAGCCCACAATTTGAATTCTTTTTCAATTGTAGTTTCAATTGCTTCGGCTTCTTCTTCACGAATCCCTAAAGTTTCATAGTCAATTGCTGATTTTAATTTTAATCCGCTACCGATAACGTTAGAATTGATAGTCTTCATGACTCCTTGAGCAACTGGAGCTCCCATATACAAGTCCCTTGACCTTTCAACTAACTTTTTTCTGTTCTTGTAGATGTCTTTTTTTACACCTCCACCAGTAGAAATCCAGCCTTTCATAGAACTTTTTGTGGTAGATGCTCCGTGATTAGAATATCCAGTGTTCAGAATTTCTATTTTTTTCCTAGCTACTTCTCTTTCAAGAGCCTTTTTTGGATTAAAAAAAGCAATAGTTTTGTCTAATAAATTCATTTTTCACCTCCTTTTGCAATAAAAAAAGAAGATTAAAACCTATAAATCTCTAGGTATTACTCTTCTTCCTAATTTTTTTCTTCCATTATTATTTAATTTGTCAAGTTCGCTCTCCCAAAAAGCTCTACCTTTTCTAATTTCGGATAAATCTTCTCTCACAAGTTCTCTTGTACCAATTTTATAACTTTTTCCAGTTAACACAGCTATTTCTGCCTTTCTATAGGTTTCAATCATCTGTGAACACTCTTCTCTAGTGTAATTCAATTTATAAGCTCACTCCTTTCGATAAAACTCTTCTTTTTGATACTTTCGTAGTCTTTTTCGTAGCTTCAACAGTATATTTTTTACTTAAGTTAGGATTTGCTATTTTTAATGCTGCATAAGCATAGTTCCTTAAGTCTAGAGGTTCATTTCTCTTAGTTCCAATAACTTTCCAGATAGTTTTTTTAACTCCTTTTTCCCAAACAGTAGTCTTAACTTCAGATGTTAATCCTTTGAAATATGCTTCATCATAGCCCCTGTCTACATTATTTGGAAAGTGCATATACATAGATCCTGGTTCTTCAATTTTTAGTCTAGCAAGTATCGTTTCCTTACCTGTGTTAACTCCCAAAGTAAAGAGTGATATTTGCATTCTGTTAGTCCTAGATGGCTTAGATACAAAAGCTACTCCATCTCCACCTTTACCCTTAATACCGAATACTCTTCTAAACTCCCTAGGTTTGATGTATTGATATGCTTCTTGTGTATAATGCCCTCCAGTATCTATACAAGTACAAAGAATTCTTATTTTTTCTCCATCTGCATACTCAAACTCTGTTTCCAGGAATCTATCCAACTGTTCCCACACATCGTTTTGACCAGGAGAGCCAATGAATTGCTTGTAGTAAATACCCCAAGACTCTTCCCCAAGTCCCCAACCTACGACTTCAATTTCTAATCTATCGTCTTGAACATCGACTCCTGCAGTTAAAACTTGAACTTGGTCAGGTATTTCTGCAGTGTATTCTTCTTTTCTCTTAGAAACATCTAAGAAATCTATCTTTTCTACTTTTTCTTCCCATGTTTGACCAAGACAGGTATTTGTAAAAACCTTCATCATTTGCATATTACCTTTTGCAGCTTTAAATTTTTTTATAATTTCTGGCCACGTTGAAAATGGACTATATAACTCTGAAATATGAAAACCTCTAACACTCCAATCGTCTACTTCTTCCTGTGGTTGCCATATACCGTGTATCATATTTCTTTTCCATTCATGCTCACTTGAAATTTCTAAACAGTCAGAACATTTATGCCCAACTGGTTCAAAGATTATATTTCTCCATTCCAATTTTTGAAATGAGCCACATTTTGGGCAAGGTATATAAAACTCCTCTTTTGTTGAGTTCTCATACTCTTTCTCAACTCTTGAATCACCCTTGATAGTTGGTGTACTTGTTATAACTATTTTCTTATTCCAGAAAGTTTTAGTTCTTTCAATTGCTAAGTTTAATGGATCTCCTTCTCCACCAACATCGCTTTTGAATCTGTCCACCTCATCTGCAAGTAGAATTCTCAGAGGTCTACTTGATAACTCTGCAGCAGAATTACTTCCAACCAAGGTGATATACCCACCAACAAATTCTTTTTGTAACTTGGTATCTCTTCCATCAACTTTGTTCAGTATTTTGTTTTTTAGCTGCGGTGTACTCTGTATCATGTCATCTAGTCTTGTACTAGAAAAGTCTTCAGCTAAATCTTTTGTCGGCAACAGGTACATGATAGGAGCAGGGTCATAGTCAGCATAATACCCAAAAACATTCAATAAAATTTCAGTCTTAGATAACTGAGCTCCATACATCATCACTATTTTAGCCGTCTTTTTATCTGAAATCGCTTTCATAACTTCCCGTTGAAATGGTACTCTGTCAGTTTTCCATCTTCCTGGTTCTGCTGATGTTTTAGAACTTAAAATTCTGTAAGTATCTGCCCAAGTGTCGATAGTTAACTTAGGTGGCGGTTTTAGAGTTTGGAATATGTCAGCAAATAGACTAATTGTTTTTCTTAGACTTGGATTTTCTATTGGATCCTTTTCCTTTGCTTTTTTCATCTTCCACCTCTTCTTCATCTTCCAGAATTATATTTTTATTTTTAAACAATTCTGGACTATATTCACTTAATTCTAGCAAAACATCTTCTATAGAACTCAAAACTATATCCTGGATATCGCCAAGATTATCACAACCCACAACCAAAGGGGCAATTTTATTAGGTACAGCTAATAATTTACCCTTTAAATTTGTGAGCATGACAGTCATAACTTTCTTAACTATCTCTGCCGAGTGCAGTTCATTTTTTAATTCTGATATTTTTATACTTTTTAGCTCTATATCTTTTTCAATTTTTTCAGTTTCTTTTTTAAGTTTTGTGTCTTTCAAATCTACATCAGCAGAGTTTTGTTCTTTAATAAACTCAATAAAACCTTTTACACTCTCTACGAGTAAATATTTACCTCTGTTTCCACTTTTTTTCACAATACCATCTTGAGCTAACATTCTGATATATCTATCTGTCACCCCAAACATCTCCGCAAGTTCAGGGCTACTAACTATTTTTTCTTCTATGTTCATTTTTCACTCCTTAGGAACGGAAATCGTTAAAATTTTGACCAATATTCAGGTGGAGCTCGGGATTCGCGAGACCCGCTTGACTTTTTTATATCCTGAAAGAACCTATTTCACTAATTGCTGCTTGTTATAATCTTTTGATATGTTCTATTTTAGAACTTTTTAAACTTTCATATTTTTATTTGGCGGAGAGTATAGGACTCGAACCTATAAGTCCATAAGGACAGCAGCTTAGCAGACTGCTCATTTACCAATTAATGTAACTCTCCAGTCGAAGGTAGCAATAACTACCTTTGTGCACTTTGACTCGCATTTTTGTTTATAGCCGATATAATGCTGAAAGTGGGCTAATCAATAAAAAAAACTCTCGTAGAGGACGTATCCTATTCATTTAAGAATCTCGAGAGTATTGATATTATCATGGCTGGGGATATTGGACTTGCACCAATGACATTTTGCTTAACAGGCAAACGCTCTAACTAACTGAGCTAATCCCCAATATTTGGCAGATGCCTTTTTAGAGTAGGGCATCAATAACTACTGTCACAATTTTTAAAGAGGAATCTCTAAACTTTGCTACATGATATCATACTAACACATTTTTTCTAACCTTTCCATCCCCACTTTTTTACTAGTTTTTTACCAGTTTTTTACCTGTATCAAATTTTGAGTCTTAAAATGAAACTCTAAATGCGGGAAAATTCTATTTCTTTTTTGATAAACTGTCTTTACTGATATGTCAAGTCTTTCAGCTATTTTCTCATAATCAACTTTATCTTTTTTAAAATGATTATCTAAAAATCCTACTTGGATTAAATCATAGTCTTCATGTTCTTTTACCATATCTAAAGCACTATCTATCCGAAATATCATTGCCTCATATAACCCAATGTCCTTAGATATTATAGCTTTCAAGTCTTCCATTCTCTCTATATCAGATTTTACTTCTACAAAACCACTTCCAGAAATTTTTTCTAAGCTATAACTTTTTAATAAAACTGGATTATTGAAATATTCCAAATCTTTTTTTATTCTGTTTTTGTATTTATTATAACTGATTAACACTGTTTCTATTGCTTTAAAAATAATTTTTTGCTCTTGTGTAGCCAATATGTATCCCCCCTTTATACACTTTTCCATAAAAAATATCCTGCTATTTGCACAACAAATCCTAGAAATATGTAGAAGTTAATTCTATCTGCATCTTTTTTAGTTTTATTATCATTCATTGCATATTTTATCCCAAATAGCCCTATAACTCCAAAATGAAACATGAAAATAATTATTATTACTCTCACATAAATTTCCATCATCTCACCTCTGTTATTATATTTCCTAAGATTTCTAGCTTCATACCTTCTGAAGCATACACCTCTTGCATATACTTAGAAAATTCAATTTTCTTTGCTTCTAATTCATCATCAGTCATACATTTTTCTTTAAAAATGCGGCTATTTATTATCCTTACTTGATTCCCATCTTTTACTCTTAACTCTTGTAAATATTCAATCATCAATTCCACTCCTTCCCAATTCTCTGCATATTCTTTTGCCACTTTTCCCAGTAGCAGTTTAATATGTCATCTTTTGTATATCCCTTATTAGCTGAAATAATTATTAAATTTTGAAGTATTTGAAAATCATTTCCATAAAGAGCACTCATAATTAAATTTTCTATATTAGGCTGGTAAATTAATTTTAAATTTGTTCTATCATCAAATAATTTTGTAATTTCATTTTTTATTTCAACAAAATTATCAGATATTTCTAATTTAAAATTAATCATTTGTGCTAGAAAAAACCAAATATCAGTAAATTCTTCTAATTCTTTTTCTTTGTCGTAAGGCTTAGTTTTCCAAGTCTTATGACTTTCAGGGGTTTCTTCGTTGAACTCTATTACTTCTGCTATTAAAGATAATTTAATATCTTTAAGCGTTCTTTCTCTAACATTATTCAAGTTTTTATCTAAATGCTTTTGAAGATTTAATATATCTCCAAAATTTTCAGGCTTTTTATATTCCATTATCTCACTTCCTCAATTATCCCTTAGTAGTATAAGTAAAAACATTAACAATAAAAACATAATTATTTTTTCTAATAACATCTTATCCTCCTATTTTGTTATTTCTAACTTTACTCCAAAAATCTTTATATTCTTTAGATTCTAAAACTTGCTTAGCTTCGTCAGAAAATAAAAAATAATTCCCTAAATCATATCTCTCATTATCTAAATCATTTCCATAGTCCTGAGTTTTCTCAACTCTTGAATTGTTTATATAAAAATATATTCCTTTAAATTTTCTCATTGGATCCCTCCTCGAAATAATAGCTAAAACTAAAGCATCAAATAATCCTTTATCATCAGCATGCACCAGCTTCCTCCAATCTGATGACACTATCATCAATTTCTCTCAACCACATAGTTTTAAAATCTTCAAAAGCCTTAACTACATCAGTTATCATAGATTTTAAAACTACTCCTATCATATTTTTTTTATGTGAGTTAACAGTTCCAAACATCATAATTACAAGAAACATAGTCCTAAGAAGTTCTAAATTATCTCCAGTTTCTTTATGCTCACAAGCGGTAAACACTTCATCTAAGATCTTGATAACATCTTTTTCAACACGATAATTAATCTGACTTTTAAATCTATCTACAATCTTATCTGATGCTTTTATAGTTCTTGTCAAAATAGCTTTATAATATCTATTTAGAACCATACCATCTTTATCCCAAAGTTCTCTATTGATTTTTAAGTATTTGTTTACAAGATAAATTAATGTAATACCTTGCATATCTCCATCTTTGTGTACAACTCTTATTTTTCTCATGTGCATCACTTCTTATTTGCTTCTTTAACTTTCTTAATTCTAACTTTCAAACTCTCAACAAGTGCATCTTGTACATCTCCTTTATTTTGTAAAGCTTCCATTACATCTTCATCTCTAGTCTCTTTACAAACCAAATGATGGATTATTACCTTTTCTGTCTGCCCTTGTCTGTGTAGTCTTTTGTTAGCTTGCTGATATAATTCCAAACTCCAGTTAAGCCCAAACCATATCACATGATTGCCTCCAGCTTGTAGGTTAAGCCCATAAGCAGCACTTGCTGGGTGGGCTAGTAGTATATCAATTTCTCCTTTATTCCAATCTTGTTGATCTTGTGGAGTTTTCAAAAGTCTTATTCTTAACTTCGAGTCTTTCAAAGTTTCAATTATTCTGTCTTTGTCGTGTTGGAAATTATAGAATACTAATGCAGGTTTCCCATTTAACTGTTCTATCAGCTCTAAAAATCTCTCAATCTTACAGTCATGGACTTCAAAGACTTTCCTATTCTCATCATAGATAGCTCCATTCGCTAACTGAAGTAACTTGTTAGAAAGTGCCGCTGCATTTGCAACTGTAATTTCAGTGTCTTCAAGTTCAAGTATGGCTTTTTTCTCAAGCTCATCATAAGACTTCTTAGCCTTGCTATCTAAAACTACAGGTACTTGTTCATAGATTATGTCAGGGAGCTCTAGGTAATCTTCTGCTTTCATAGAGATACAAATGTCAGATATCTTTTCATATATGGCTTCATTGGATCCTTCTTTGGCATCATAATTAAAAATTACTGTTCTGTTTCTTTGCCCTGGTTCAAAATATCTTTCTCTAAATTTCCCGATAGTCTTTTCTAACCTTTCTCCTTGATCCAATAGATATAGTTGAGCCCATAAGTCAATCAACCCATTAGGTGCAGGTGTACCTGTAAGTCCAACAATTCTGTTTATTTTATTTCTAATAACTTTCAAACTTTTGAACCTTTTTGATTGATGATTTTTAAAGCTAGACCACTCATCAAGTACCACCATGTCAAATGGCCATGCATTTTTATAGTAATCGACTAGCCAGGTAACATTCTCTCTATTTATCACATAAATATCTGCTGTTTTTGCAAGTGCCTTTATACGCTTCTGTAGCCCCCCTAAAACAAGAGATGTTTTTAGTATAGATAAATGATCCCATTTTGCTATCTCATCTGTCCAGGTAGCCTCTGCGACTTTTTTTGGGGCTATTATTAATACCTTTCCAACTTCAAATCTATTAAATTTTAAATCTGCTATTGCAGATAAAGTTATTATGGTTTTTCCTAACCTAAGCCCATATCCAACATAAGCCCTAACTTATCGTCTGATATCATTCTATCAATGCAGTATTTTTGGTATTCATGCGGTATAAACTTCATTCGGCATCACCTCCTCTATAAACTCGTCCACTTCTTTGATAGATGCTATAACTCTTGCATCACAATTTAAGTTTTTAAGTTTATTTATAAAATTTCTCTGTAAAGGAGACAGTTCTTCTCTTTTACCCTCTGCTTTTAGCTCCACAAAATAGATATCTCCTCCAGGAACTATAACTATTCTGTCAGGTACTCCTGCATTTCCTGGAGAAGTCCACTTCATACACAAGCCTTTTTTATTTTTTACACTTTTAACTAAATATGCTTCAATTTCACTCTCACTTTTTTTCATGAATTTTCTCCAATCTCAAATGTAACATTCTCATCCTTTTTTCCTTATAGATATATATGAAATATAGAATTTATAGATTTTATAGAGTATATTTACCCTTTAATTCTTTATTTCTTTATACTCATATATAAAAGAATGTTACTTTGTTTAATATTAATAATAAAACTAATAATTCCAATACTTTTTCGGTAAACATTCTTAGTAACATTCTCGGTAACAACAAAAAAGAATGTTACCTTTTGATTTTTGAGAATGTTACCTTTTTGAGAATGTTTACCCTAGAATGTTACCTTTTTGTTAGTAAGGATTTTTCCTTTTATACCCCCTTTGAACACCGTATTTTCCAAATTTAGAAGTCGCTTTCATTTTTTCCCATTCCTTTAGAGATGCTAAGACTTTATTAATCTCAATACTATCGCTTTTTTTCATGAATCTAATACTGTTTTTCAATGCTTCTTCCCAAATTTCAGCGGCACAAACCTTATCTCTTAATATTAATTCACTCTCATCATATTGTAGAATTGTAGAATCGTATTCATCTAAAAAAGTCCTTTTTGCAAAAGCATCCATAGAGCTCCAATTTTTTGGTATTTTCTTATCTAAATAATCTAATATAATTCCTTTAAATACGTTATCTTCAGAATGTGCTTCTTGCTCTTTTACCGCTAATTCTAAAGCTTCTTTTGATAGAACTAAATTATAAGATTTATCTTTTGCAAGTTCACAAGCCTCAGCCCATATCTGATCTAACTCATCTTTCAAATCATCAAAGATAGATTTTTTTGGTTTATGAATAAAACAATCTATTGGCCAAAATCTTCTATTCCCTGTTTCATCTCTTAAGAAGTTAGTGTCGTTTGCAGTTCCAAAGAATGCACATCTTCTTGGATATTTTTGGGCTCTACGCCCATACGATGCTCTAAAGACATCATCTGTTCTACTTAAAAAGTTTTTAACCAGGTTCATTTCAGATTTTCTTAAAGAACTAAGTTCTCCCATTTCTAAGATCCAGCTCCCTTGGATTAACTCACAAGCATCTTTACCTTCCACATTAACCAAACTATCGTTATACCACTCCATTCCTAATATTTTTAAAAATGTACTCTTACCTACGCCTTGCGGACCTATTAAGATAGGCATGTTATCCCATTTAATTCCACCATAAATAGCTCTTTTAGCTGCAGCTACTAATGATTTTTCTGAAACTTCTCTAGTGTATACATTATCTTCACAGCCTAGGTAATCTATAAATAAAGTTTCTAGTCTTTTTTCTCCATCCCATTGTGTAGATTGAATTCTAGTAGCAACCTTATTTTCTGAATTTTCTTCTGCAATCAGATTAACTCCATCTATAATTTTATTTGTAGACGTGATACCATAAGTACTCTCTAAATACCATCTAAGACCCGCATCGTCTGTATCAGTCCATAATCTATCATCAGCTTCAAATTTTCTATCCCAAGGTACATCTTTTCTTACAAGTATTCTTGAAGAGAAAATATCCTTGAAAATTTTAAACTTTAATTCTCTATCTTTTCTTAAAATCAGCATTATATTAGCAAGAGAATTAAGTACTTTAGAACTATCTTTAGCATTATATACAAGTTCTGCTGTCCAAGAATCATCTTCTTCAACTAATACACCATCAACGGCATCTACATCAGGATTATTAGAGACTGAGAACTCAGCTATTGCTTTTTGCCTTCTCTCATTAAGTAAATCTGAATTAACAGGAGTCTTAGCGAATACCCATTCTTTCATGGCTAGCCAAGAAGGTAGCTTGGCCACAGGAGTTTTAATATCTGCTTGGATATCCAAATGACCGAATTTATGTAGTCTTACTAAGTCAAAAGCATTTACTAATTTTTGCCTACAAGGGTCAGTGGCATGATGTGAGTATAAGAAAAGTCCATCTTGATACACAATAGCTCCAGCAGTAGTACTTCCGCCCACAAAGGTTAATCTATCAGATATATCGCAGGGTTCATATACTCCAGGTAAAAACTCATCTATTGCTTGGTAAATGTTGAACCTTCTACAGAATGCCCCTACCATCCCCTCTTTTTCTAGTGGGTTTTCTTGTTGCTTCAGCAAAGTTAAATGATGTTTTTGAGCATCTGGAACTTCTGGCCATGTTGTTACATCTCTCCAATCAGCATACATATTAAGGACTGCCTTACCATCTAGCATAGGCTTGTCAGCATAGGTAAAAACATAATCACTATCAGTAGAATGGCTTGGCCAATACATTAATCTAACAGCTTGAAAGGTAGTAGGATCACAATAACGTAATCCTATAGACTCTGCTACCTTTCTTGCTATCGGTTCATACTCATCAGCAGATACATCTTCAGCTAAGGGTAAAATAACTCTAATTCTAGGTTTAGTAGTTTGGTGCTTACGAGTGCTGTACACTGCATAAGCACACCCTAAACTATTAAGAGTTTTTATAATCTTAGTGTCATCTTCATAGGCTAAGTTATCTAAGTCAAGAGTAATTAAACTTCTGCTTTCGACAGCTTCACTTCTTCTAAGATTACCTTTTAATTTTCCACCAACAAAGCCACCAACATCCTTAATATCATCTTGCTTAGCTTTAGAATAAGATAAGAACTCATCTAGTGTTTCAGCTGTTATTTTAGGTTTTCCTAATCTTTCTACAAATTCAGACCAGGTAATTTCAGTTGTTACCCATTGCTTAGAGTGTCTGTTATTTGCTTCAGATATTATTAATTTTCTCGAGTTCTCCATCTGCTATCTCCTTTTATCCAAGTTCTATTATTTTATTTACACAATTAATTGCATCAGGAATTTTTAGAGCGATTATATTTCTAAAAGTTTCATTCATTAGTAAAGCTTTTTTAGTCGGCATTTCTCCACAAATTCCAAATATTATAGTTGTCCAGTCTGTATCTAATTTATTTGCGATGCTGTCTAAAGTATTTTCGTTATCATATTCATCTGCTTCATTCCCTTTTTCTATCCAAGACAGGTATTCAACTGCCTTGTTGTAATCCTCTTTCCCATTCTTTTTTTCAGCACGAACCAGGTATTTAATCACATTCCATATTCTAGTTCCTAAAGGGTTAGGCATATCTCTAACAATAACATCAGATAAGTCTTTACATTCAAAATTACAACCTGGTATCATATAATGCTTTGGTGAATGTACGTTATCAACTGCTAACTCTATATCTTTTTCAAAGTCCTTTTTTAAATCTCTATCTGGAGTTTCTCCAATAGCAACTAGTATTTTCTTTTCAAGAGTAGGACTCTCTACATTAAGTCTTCCATTTTCTAAATGTGATAAAAAGCCTTGTGTAACTCCTATTTTTGTAGCAAATTCTGTTTGTGATATTTTATTTTCATCTCTAAATTTTTTAATTTTTCTTCCTATATGCATAATTTCCTCCTAATCTTTCATATAATAGCTACCAGTAAATCCAGCAGCATTTAATATAAGCCCCTTGGCCCAACTAATTTCTTCTGTCATAGTTTTTATAACTTCTTCTAACTCTACAGACTTTGGAACATCTAGTATTATCTCGTCATGCACGTGGAACACTATTGGCCAACCTTTATCTTTTACTCTTAGCAAAGTTTCTGCTAAGCAGTCTCTTGCGATAGCTTGTACGATGTTTTCCGTTAATTTACCGCCATAAGTTGGGATAACTTCCCACTTCTTAGATGTTTGATTAATACCCATATAATGCATCTGCATTTGGCCAAATTGATTTTCTTTTAAGAATGGCTTTGGATAGAAAAGTTTTCTGCCACTTGGTAATTCTATTGTGAAAAAGTCTTGGCCATAAATAAAATCGTACTCTTTAGCTAACTTTACACATTTGACTATCTGTGGTTCTCCTGTCTCTAATACTTCAACAGAGGCATTCTCTAATGCATACCACAACTCCACAATTCTTTTTGATGATTTTCTCCATCTGTCTACAATGTCTTTCATTTCTTCATCAGTCAGTCCCATATCAGCTGCACCCATAGCAGTTAAGGCTCCAACACTACCTTGATATCCCAGAGCAAGTTCGGCAACTTTTCCTTTAGCTCTTAGATGATAGTTTTCTTCACCTTTTGCTATAGTATTTATTGGCACTCCAAACATTTGAGATGCAGATGCCTCATAGATTTTTCCATGAGTTTTAAATACTTCCATTCTCCACTCTTCTCCAGCAAGCCACGCTATAACTCTTGCCTCTATTGCTGAGAAGTCTGATACCACAAAGTGATTACCTTCAGAGGGGATAAATGCTGTTCTTATTAACTGAGATAAGGTATCAGGTATGTTTCCATAAAGCATTTCTAATAGTTCTCCATCACCTTTTTTAATAACATCTCTAGCTACATCTAAAGTTTCTATATAGTTACGTGGCAAGTTCTGAACTTGAACTAATCTTCCTGCATATCTTCCTGTTCTGTTAGCTCCATAAAATTGTAAGAGACCTCTAACTCTTTCATCTTTACACATAGCTTCGTCCATAGCTTTATACTTCTTAACAGATGTCTTAGAAAGTTCTTGCCTTATTTCCAAAACTCTTTTTGCTTTTCCATCATCTAGAGTATCTATCATTTTTCCTACTGTAGCTTTTTGCAAATTCTCAACTTCTTCTCCAGCTTCTTCTAACCAATTTAGTAACTGACTTGTAGAATTGGGGTTGTCTAACTTTGTTATATCTCTTGCTTCTTCTAGTAAATTAGCCCTGGATAATGCATCTATATACAGAGCACCATTGACTAATTCACTATCAACTCTTACTCCGTATGCATTCATGAATGTATCTAACACCCAAAGCTTCCACTCTCTTTCAGGGACAGGAAAGGCACTTAATCTTCTACCTATCTCCATTTCAGTAACTACGTCTTGTATACAGTATTCTTTAAACAACTCCCATTTCTCTGGAGCATGTTGAGGTAGATTTCTAGTTCTGTTCCCGTTACTTTTAGTAGGGTTACAAGGTATACAGAAATATCTGATAAGAGCACTACCTGTTGTTAGCTTTTTCTTATCTTGAGGTAATCCCATTGCATTACCCATTGCGGCAAGACCAGCCGTATATCCACAATAAAGACCATGTACCATAGTACAATGCCATTGTTCCAAAGGAGTTTCTATTCCAGCCATGTTCAAACACCACCATTCAAAGACAGCATTGTATGCATACTTAATACAAGTTTCATCTTTTAAAAGAGCTAATACTTCTTCAGGAATAGATTCACCTTGTGCAAGGTCTACTATTTTTACATCTTGGCCATCAATAGAATAAGCGAATAGAAGTATCTGAAAATCATCACTCATTGCATACTTATAAGCACCTGATTTTCCTATGTCTACAGAGCTAAATGTTTCTATATCTATATTTAAAGTTCTCATAATCGCTCCTTTTTGAAAGTGAAAGGCAGTTCTCACACTGCCTTCCCTATAAGTTTTTTATAGAATTGGTTCTCCAGTAACTGGATCTATTTCAACCTCATCAAATTCATTTTCTGCTTTAATTCCTACAGCTGATAAAGGCTCTCCATCCATTAGCTTTTGTACATTACCTAGACCACAACCTATTCCTTTTTTACCACTTACTGCATAAGGGAAAAAGTTCACTGATACTCTCGCATAAATTCCTGAGTATATTTCAGATTGATTTAAAATTGGTTGAGCTCTTACATCAACTATTCCAGGTTGATAATCAATTTTTGCACTTGCTGTAAATACCCAATGCCCTTTACATTCTTCTCCAAACTCTTGTCCATCTGAAGGTCTTATTCCATCTCCATCATATATTGGTATAGTTGGTTTTGGGGGTTTTACTCCATTCCAAACAGTGCTGACCCCTTTTTCTATTGCAGCATTTATAGCAGCATCTAATTTTGCCTTTGTTTGTACATCAGTTTTTGGAACTAGAATTGTACAACTGTACTTTTCTTCTTGCCCTTTTTCTGCTGCATAAGGTTTAAATAAATGCACATAACTTAATCTTACTTTCCCTGTCATTACTCTAGTATCATTTGCCATAAAAAATCACTTCTCCTTTATTTTATAAATTATTAATATCATCAACTGCACTAAATTCATCTTCTGCCTTTATCTTGTTTGTTATAGCTTCTCTTTTATCTGAAGCTTCTACAAGAGTTGGCTTCCCTACATTCATAACTATTAAATCTCCAACTAGATTATTAAAATCTTTTTTACCTATTACTTTTTCCATCTGAGCTAATGTTAAGTACTTTCTTTCATACAGCAGTTCTTCTGCGATTCCATTTTCTTTAAGTACTTTTATAGCATCATCTGTATTTTTAAAACTTCTACTACCTCTACCATTAACAGCCTTCCAACCAGGAACATTATTTCCTTTTAAACTTTCTGCTAATGCATACTCTTTTAAATCTTCTGCCCATTTAGCTAAGTCTTGAGCCTTCTCCAGTATTTCTCCAATTTCTTCTAAAGATAATTGGTCTGCAGCTTTAAACTCGTACTTAGCAAGTTCTAAATTAGCTTTAGCTCTCTCTTTACAGATAGATTTAGCTTTACAAAATTTACAGTGTTCTCCACACTCAAAATCACCCTCACCATTTAAAGCCATTACAGCTTTTTCTTGTGCTTTCTTAGCAAAGGTTAGTAAATAATCGAGACTACATTCCCAAGTACAAATATTGTTTAATCTTGGCTGTACGATTGACATTTTAATGTGCTCTATAGGAAATATCATTTCGTAAGCGAGATAAGCCCCTAATGCATACAGAAGTAACTGAGCATTGTTTTCAACACTTACAGGAACACCTTTTCCATACTTAAAATCTATGATGTGTAAAGTATCATTAGAGATTAAGATACAGTCAGCAGTCCCAAATCCACCAGGAACATATTGCGAGAAATCTACTTTTTGTTCAACAGAAATATGTGGAGTAGTTTCATAGCTGTACATCTGTTCTTGTATAAACTCTACATACTCATCTGTGTAACCTTGCATTTCTTCTTGGTACAACTCTTTGTCTTTTAATTTCTTCATAGCAGAGGTAAATTTCCTAGAGGTTAATCCAGGATCTATTAACTTTTTCACTTTTAACTCTGCTATTTCGTGTGCTAGGCTTCCTTCTTTTGCATATTCACTTTCTACATCTTCAAATTGCTCACAGAGTCTTACAGAAGGTGGACAAGCCATCCACCTTGATGCACTAGAAGGTCCTAATAGTGCATGTGCCATTAAATATCAACTCCTAAATTTTTAAGTTCTTGAACAAAAGCTCCATAACTTTCTTGAGGCAGAACAGTTATAGCTTTAACTCCAAATTTACCTAACAAATCTTTCATAGCTTTTCTGTTATTTTCAATGTCTTTTGCTACCCAAGCTGCTGCTATTCTTTGTAAATCATCTGCAGTATACTCAGCTGTCTTAGTTGGTAAAGGAGTTGCTACAGCTACAGGTGCTTCTTCTTTTTTAGCTGGTGCTACTGGTAGTTTTTGAGTTGGAGCATCTTCTACCTGTTTAACAGGTTCTTTTTTCTCTTCTGTTTTAGCAGAAGCATTAGCTATTGCCCTTTTAATTTCTTTTTGTGTATTGTTTATTACCTCAGTATAGTTAGCTTCTATGAACTCTCTTATTTCCTTTTTAACTTCTTCAACACTTCCTGTAAATTCTACTTTTACCATTTTTATATCCTCCTATTTGCATTTTTTATTAATTTGTTGTAATATATAATCAAAAATTGGTTTGTTGTCTGTTGATGATGTGGTAGTCGCAACAGACTTTTTATTTATTCTCAGCATACTGAACACCTCCTTCACACAGCATAGTTCCAAAGTTCTTTAATATCCATAGTTAGAGATTCACCTGTCACAATGTTTGATAGAACCGCAATATCTCCATCTTCTAAAACTAGTTCATAGTAACTGTTATCTATTAAAAACATTTAACCATCTCCTTAACTTCTTAATGCTAGGGGCATGATTATGTAATCTGTATTGTCCTTGCTAAATTTAACAGCACTTCTGTTATTTTTTCCTAAAGCAATATTAAATTTACAGTTCTTAATCCATTTAAACCACAGATCTACATATTTAAAATTTAAAGCTGTTTTTAAACTAGCTTTTGTATTATCTAATTCCAGGATCTCTAAAAATAATTTAGATTCATCATTTGGATAAGCTTCAACGGATACATTCCCATTTTCAAAGTTAAAAAATCTAGTAAAATACTCTGCCCCACTTACAGTCTTTAACATCTTCCAGACTATATTTTCAGTAAAATCAATAGTAGGATATGCCTGAGAATAACTCTCATACTCTAAGTCTTCAACCACCTTCGATATATTGGGGACTTTTATATCTTTTAGAGGCTCATATTCAGTTACTTCCATTTCTATCTGAACTGCGATTTTTCCATCTTTAAGTACTGCTATAGATGTTGCCTTTTTTAAGTCATCTAGTATGTCATATATACGGATAATATCTGACCCTGGTAACTCTTCATGTGAGTCTTTTACTGTTACGAGTCTATATGTATCAGTAAATCCAGCATACTTTCCAGCAACTATCAGTCCTTTAAGTTCTCCAGACTTTGCAATACTTGCAAAATGATTTAAAATTTTTATATCATCTTTCCTTAAAACTAGAACTTGCTTTCCTCCATTTTTAGAATTGTATTCAGTTATATTCATTTCTTCTCCTTCCTTAAAACTAGAACTTGCTTTCCTCCATTTTTAGAATTGTATTCAGTTATATTCATTTCTTCTCCTTCCTTAACTCAGCTAACTTAATTCTTATTTTTGCTATATTTAATCCTGTCTTAGTTAATTCGGGAACAGAACTGATTAATCTACATTGATTAAGAACTTTTAATTCGTTTCTAGTCACACAGATTAAGTTATCAGTATTTAAATTAGTTTTATCTCCATCTGCAAATATAATCACACTGTTTTCTGGGATTGTTCCATGTTCTTGTTCATAGATCCATCTGTGTTTTCTCACCCATTTATTTGGTTTCGCTATTTTAATTAAGATATAGCCATCTTTATCCAGTCTTTCTGAGTATAGTTCCCGTGTATGCCAAGGAGAAAATCCTTTTTTAAATCCTTTTGTAGGCTTCAAACCTGTTTTTATTCCTTTATTCCAAGGGGTAAAACCTTTTTTAAACTTAGTATCATTCACAGTTAGCCCTCCAACATCTTAGGTAGTTTAGCTGTTGCATCCAACATGTCGTCTTTAAACTTAGCTGCTTTAAGAGCTAACTCGCCGTTACTAATAATTACAGTCGCAAGTTTTATCATAGTTTCACTTCTACTAATTTCCTTCTCTAACTCTTCTTCTGAAATACCTTCTTTACTAAGTTTATCCATTTGATCAAATAGCTTTTCGTTTAAATCATTTAAAGAATTCATTCTTTTCTCTCCTTCCAATCCATTTCTTCAGCTTCTTTCTTTTCTTTATAGAGTTTAATAGCCATACCTTTTGCACTGTAATTTCTAAGTCCAAGGACTTTTTCACGACTTCTTTTTTTGTATGCTGCATTCTGTTTAGATTTTTCTCTCCAGTATTGCTTCTCACATACAGCTGAACAATACTTAACTCTTTTATCTTTAAAATCAGTAACATGAACATGAACTCCACAGTATGCACAAACAAACTCACGAGGGCAGTCTACATTATCATAAAATTGATTAACTTTTATTCCCACACTTAATCACCTACATACTCCCCATATCTATGAGAAAAGAAATTAGGTATATCCTTTTTTTTCTTTGGGACTCTCAAGTCTATGAAATTTAAAAGTGAAACATACCCTCTACCCAATCTCACATCTATAATAAAATCGTCTCCTTTTATATATAAGCCTGTATCCAATATCTCTGTAGTAGGATTATAGTCTGTTACTGCTGCAAACTTATAGAACTTTTCTGGACCGATATCATATTTCCCTGACAGGAATACTTCTTTTATATCTGCATAGCATCTACCATTGCTTTTTAATACACTTTCTACACACTTAAGTAAATTTATTGTTATCATATTTTTCTCCCTTGTTTTTTCATAAGATTTAATGTATAATCTAAGTGAAATATTACCTAGATATTTTCTCTTAAACATCTGATTTGGTTTGGTCGCCTGGTTCAGATGTTTTTCTTTTGTTATATGCTGCTAATATGCTAGCTATTACCAATGCTAGTTTCTTCATAATTCTTCTCCCTTGTGCTTCATAAACCAATCTGCCAACTTATCTTTAATTACTAAGTGTTTAACCCCTATTTTTATGTAAGGGAAATCAGTATATTCTCTTGCAATCTTTTTCAATTTTTGTAGCCCTATACCAGTTAATTTTGCTGCTTCTGGCATTGTCAACATCATCTTTTCAGTCATCTTAATCTCTCCTTTCTAATTAATTTTTGCTGTAAGTTGTGTAACGATATCCATTAGAGCATTTTCGTAGTATGTAAAATTGTTGCATCTAACATCATCAGTTTTAAAACTTATAATTTCATTTCCATCAGTATCTACGAAATGTTTTATTTCAGGAGTTATCAAAACCCGACAGATGTCATCTCCTTTATTCATAACTACATACCCTAGATACTCATTAGTTATATTGTTAAAAGTTATAACTAGCCTATGGTTTTTAAACATTATTTCTTTTACAGATAGCTTTCCTTTCACTATTTTCATTCTGCACCTTCTTCCCATATAAGCCCTTCAAAATCATACAACTCTACGTACTTCATGTACGCCTCAAAAATGACTTTAAATAACCATACAATCTTATATTTAATTACATCTAAAAGAGTTGCTTTTTTACTTTCTCTCAAAAGTTCTCTTGCTGCTATTTCTTTTTTTGTCATATAAATTACCCTCCCACATTTCCATTTGCTGTATAATCGCTAAAGCTCTACCCATTTTTAAATCTTTTATTTCTGGTCTACCATAGTATTTATCTAGTATTTTATTTTCTATTAACATTTTTAAACCTCCTCACTTTCAAAAAAGTAAATTCTTTCAGCAGTCTTATTATCCCGACCAGCTTCTGTTTCTGCTTTCATTCCTAACGATCCGATAAAATAAGAATCTAGCCATTTAATATCTCCTGTTTGCAAGTACCCCCATTCTGCTGCTCTTGAACAACTCCCTGTGTATGTAAAGCATAAGCTTTTCTTCTTTTTTTCGTTGTACTGCTCTATGTAGTAAATCGCTTTTTTTATTAAATCTTTGTGTTTTACAGTATTCTCCATAACTTCCATATCAATTTTTATTTCTTTGTGTATTCTCATTTATTCACCCCCCTTTATAGATACATTCTTAATTTATCTAGTATAATTTCCTTAAATCTTTCTACAGTTATAAGTTCACCATTTTCTGTTTCTGCATTTTTATATATCATAAATGTTTCAGAAAATTCAGTACACCATCCACTACCTACTTTATTTAAAACATCCTGGTATAATTCAGATTTACAAACTTCTTCATACACTTCTTTTTTTTCTTTATCTGTTAAATTTTTCCAGAATTTCATTTTTATCCTCCTTTAATTTTCTTGAGTATTCTCAAGTTATTCAGCAAAAAAAATTTCAACCATCTCAGAAACGCTAATCTGTAGAATATCTTTCATCTTTGATGTTTCTTCGATAGTCAAAGTCTCTCCAATTTCATTATTTAATTTAAAATTAATAGTAGCTGGATTCTTGCCCATTAATTTCGCTAGCTCCTCTTGTGTCATGTTTTTTTCTTTTAATTTAGCTTTTAGCTTCGCAGTATTTATCATATATACCTCCTTTTTTTATCTCTTGAGTATTCTCAAGTTAATACGATTATAATTCATAAAAAAATATTTGTCAACTACTTTTTTGAAAATACTCAAAAAAAAATTAAATTTTTAATAAAAAAACTTGAAAATAATCAATAAAAAGTGTTATAATGTTTTCATATTAAAGGAGGTATTTTATGAAGGTTAATGAAATTATTAAAAAGAGAAGAAAAGAATTAGGTTTAACTTTAAAACAAGTTGCTGAAAAATTAGGAGTATCTGAAAGTCTAATTTCTAGATATGAAAGTAATGATGTTAAAAACATGGGAATAGATAAAATAATTCCATTAGCCAAAGTTTTAGACACTACACCAGCATTTTTAATGGGATGGGAAACAAAAAAAGAAAAAGAAAATATAAATTTAGAAACTGTAAATACTGACTATATAATGATACCTTTATATGAGAGTATTTCAGCAGGATATGGGGCTAGTAATTCTGAATTTATAGAAATGATTCCAGTTTTTGGATTAAAGAAAAATGGAACAACATATTTTGCTGTAAAAGTTGAAGGAGATAGTATGGAGCCTAAAATACCAAATGGCTCTACTATCATAATAAAAAAGGATATACAAATTGAAAGTGGAGAAATAGGTGCATTT